CTTCACTCAGTATTGCTCCTTTCGGACCAACGGCACCTCATGATATCCTAAACAGACAAAATATCATGTAAGTTGATAGTATTATAGTAATCTATCAGCGGTTATATATTTATAAACTGGTCAACCACAGCCTTTGGAGCCGCGGTCGTTTTGAATTCTGAACACTCTTTTGTGGTTACGAGAAGAATAAGGGAGTTCGTCCCCTCTAATCTGACAGCAGATCCTCACCTGCAATCTCAATCCCGAGTCGGCAACCCGACCAACAGATCCACTATGTATGATTTATTATTAGCCATTGTCTTTGCCTTTAGTTGCCTATATTAGTTGTGTTTTTTGTATTAGCCTTAGAGTATTGGCATTCCTGCTTTTTTACTCATTTCAAAATTATCTTCTATTATATCATTAATATGGTTTATATGTTCAGCTGGCATATCATATAGATGTTCTATATTGACGCCACCTCTCATATACCAAGATAACTTTAACATATTCTTATGAAACTTGTCAAGCTCTTTTTCAAATTTTTTTGATTTTTCTGCTATATCTTGCTGACTTGCAGTTAGGAGCCAGCGGTGGAAAAATTTACAGGATTCATCTCCATTTCTACGACATCCTCATGTTCGCATTCTGGACACTTGAAGTTCATAGTTGTTGCTTGTCTTGGTCCAACAACTAGTTTAGTTACAGCTTCATTTATTTTTTGTACAAATGTACTTGGTACATTTGCTAAAAACTCACTTATCTCTTGTTGGTCAGTAACTTCAAAATCTGGTCCCTCTACTTTTCCAATAGTATTTGTTAACAAGTCTACGTTGTGTTCAGCTATTTTTTTAAAACTAGCGTAAAACTTTTTTGATATTTCTAAATCTTCCGTATCGTCATTTATATCAGTTAAGTTTTTAATCATTCGTTTCTGTTCTAATTCTATTAGCGACATTCTTGTTATATTTTCAACTGTTGGCGGCCTGACATGAATCTTTAAGTCCTCATATTCAATCGGATCGATATATTCTATCTCAGGAAATCTATTCAGCATATAATTTACATCAACAGAAAAACTGCTTATCTCTTCGCATTTGGAACACTTGTGTTCATGTGTGATATCATCGCCATATGTAGCATATTGTATTGCTAAAAATAATGCCTCTACATCTATGTTACACATTTTTTTAGGTTCTGGTATATCGGGACAACAACTTCTAATAACACTTACAATAGCTTCACCGTTTAATAACGCATCTGGGTTTTTTAATGTTATTTCGTCTAGTGCTGTCATTGGTAAAACGCCGACTTCATCCAAAACAGTGGTTTCCATTTCAGGATTAAATTTACCACCTGTTGGTAGTTTTATATAAATTTTTGGCTTCCTGAAGTATTTGTTTAGTTGATTCATTTTGATAACCTCATTGTGTGATAAATACACTATAATATATATTTATTATATTTGTATTTAACTTAATAATTATATACGAATATAACTCAAAAGAGAGGTAAGTATGGCAGATAGTACATATATTGAAGGTTTAGGTCCTGGGGTCCCACAGTGGGCAAATGAATCTACACAGAAAATGGTATTACAAGCATTAACTAACGGCTTGTCACAGAATACCGCGGCTAATAAACAAATACTGTCAATGCTTACTAGAATAGCTAATGGCGATAAAGTTGAACAAGGGCATCTCAGAGGTGCTATAAACGAACTTAAGAAGATTGGCGGCACTGTTAAGGCACAGGCAAGCCAAGATAGACAAACTAAAACTATAGAAACAAAACAACTGGGTTTAATGTCACAGTTGTTAACATTAAATCAACAGCAAACTAGTATAGCAAGAGCTTCATTAAATGTTCAAAAACGTTCACAAGAACTACAAAAAGAAGGTTATTCTGAAACAATCGCAAATATGAAAGCACAGTATGAAAAACTTGGAGAACAATCAGGTGTAATTGGTGAGATTTTTGGTAAAGTCACATCCGCATTGGGTGCTGTGGCGGGCGCAGTAAATGCTGTAACACAATATACTGAAGGACAAGCAAGAGAGAGATTTAGCTTTGCGCAAGAAATAAGACAATCTGGTCTTATGGCTGGAATGGATGCATTAAGTTCAGGTTTAATAGGCCTATCTGAAACTGCTCACAGAACTTCATTTACTTTAGGTGAAGCAGCCGAATTCACAAGAAAGTTTTCACAGGCAGTTGGAGTTCGTGGCGTAGAAGCATCTTTGAGTTTTGCCAACGAATTAGCACATTCAGAAGGCGCCAATTTTATGAATAGATTTGGTCTACAGTTTGGAGAAGTAACTGAATTAGCAGGAACATACTTAGAATCTGTACGTTCTATGGGACAATTAGATAAAATATCAAATGATGATTTACGTTCGGGCGCTGAAGAATTCATGTCTACTGTAGTTGCAACTTCAAACGTTATGAAAATAAACTTACAAGAATCAGCAGCTATGATTGCGCAGACATTAGGTAGAAATGATATAGGTTCTTTATTAGCCACACTAGATAGTAGATCAAGACAAAATGCTGAAGCAGTTGTAGGTATGGCGGGTGGTATGGATTCCATACTAGGTGAAGCACTAGCTATGAGACTAGCAGCTGGATCAAACCAAGCATTTGTGCAAACGGATCAATATGCTTCATTATTGGCTGATCCTATCACAGCAGCACTTCTTCCAATAGTTGATCAATTGGCAGCGGCCACTGAGACTGGTGGAACTGCTGGATTTCAAACAGCATTAGCTAATATCGGTCCTGCTTTAGATGCCGTTGTTGCTCGTGGCGCAGATTCCCGTTCTTTACTGTTAACAGATACTGGAACCTCACAACGAGCAGTTGCTGAAGCAGCAAGATTAAGGCAAACATCAGGTGATGCTAATGCAGGATTTGTTGGTTTAACGTCAGACGATACGGCTATACTAACAGGGTTAGAAGTCGAAAGAGCGACAGTAGTTGCTATGGAAGGTATGAATACTGCTGTTTTAAAACAGGCAGATTTAGCTACTACATTAGGTGGACTATATGATGCCCAGGCTGCGTTAAGTATTTCTTTACAAAAACTTGTCAGTGAGACTATAACACCACTCTCCACCACAATCAAAGGAGCAATTAATCTACAAACTGCAGCAGTTGAAGGAGCAGCACTGACTGCTGGTGGTGTTGCAAATCTTGCTGATTTATTCAATGGTAATACTACTGCTATTGTTGGTAATACGGAACAATTACAAAGACTAAGAAACGTATTAGAATCTAATGCAATTGTGGCTTTACAAGAACAACAAAACCAAGCAGCACGTGAAAATGTTATCCCAATGCAGGAAAATCTACAAAGAACAAATGAAACACTTAAAGAATTCGCTGATAGAATAGGTGTAGATGTAAAAGACCTAACACAGGAAATGATCGCTGAAAATGCTACGTTTGTGGAAAAATTTGTCACTGGATATGCGAAACGATTAGAAATGGCACTAAGATTGCGTGATGAAACACTTGAACCAATGATTGAAAGAGGTCAAACTGAAATTGGAGTATTAGATGCTAAAAATGTAACTCTTATGGTTGAAGAAATGTTAAAGAGAAGTAATAATACAGAATCATCTCTATCTGGTAACATAGCTCAGTTGACGGATGAAATATCTAAAATGAAAAAAGATGGTGTTACTTCAGACGAGAGTAGACAAATAGAAATAATGACATCACTGATATCAGAAATAAGATCAATGATAGTACAATTACAGAGATAATTATTGACATGTGACTTTTTACATGTTATACTAAACTTTATAGGAAGTAAAGATGGCAACTTGGAAAAAATATTTTAAAACATACGATGGAATGCCTCCAAAGCAGGCACCGTCTACAAACAATGGTGCTGAAGCAAGTAACAATCGCTACAGTAGTTGGTTACCTGAAGTTTATCAGGGTCAACCAAACCGTGTACAGCGTTACAGTCAGTATGACCAAATGGATATGGATAGTGAAGTTAATGCTGCACTGGACATTATCGCAGAGTTCTCTACATTGCGTGATGAACAAACTGCTATGCCTTTCTCTGTTGATTTCAACGAAGATCCAACTGAGTCAGAAAACGATATTATTCAGCGTACATTAAAACAATGGTGTAATGTTAACGAATTAAACAAGCGTGTCTTCCGTATCTTTAGAAATGCCATCAAATACGGTGACCAAGTTTTTGTTCGTGATCCAGAAACATACAAGCTATTTTGGGTTAATCCTGCTAAAGTAGATAAAGTTGTTGTCAATGAAGGTAAAGGTAAAAAAGTAGAAGCATATTATATCAAAGATATTGATGTTAATATACAGAGTATGAATATTACTGCGGATTCAAACAAACTTACCCAAACTGGTAGTGCTGGTATGGGACTTCCTAATCTAAACAGTAATACTACACAAGGTTATACTGGTGGTAGTGCGGGCGGTACTCGCTTTGTTAATGAACAAACATCAACACCGATTGACGCTGCACACGTTGTTCACTTGTCACTTAGTGAAGGTGTTGATAACTTCTGGCCTTTCGGTACTAGTGTACTAGAACCAATTTTTAAAGTTTACAAACAAAAAGAACTACTTGAAGATGCTATTCTAATCTATCGTGTACAACGTGCACCAGAGCGCAGAGTGTTTTATATTGACGTTGGTAACATGCCAACACACAAAGCAAGACAGCACCTAGAGCGTATCAAAGGGGAAATTCATCAAAGACGTATTCCATCTAAAACAGGTGGTGGTCAGAACATTACAGATAGTGCTTACAATCCACTATCAATCATGGAAGATTACTTCTTTGCTCAGACAGCAGAAGGCCGTGGTTCTAAAGTTGAAACTCTACCAGGCGGTGAGAACTTAGGTCAGATTGATGACTTGAAGTATTTTAATGATAAATTAATGCGTGGTCTACGTGTTCCACCATCATACTTAGGTGGACTAGAAGATGGCGGATCAACATACACTGACGGTCGTGTTGGAACTGCTATGATAGCTGAGTTTAGATTTACAAAATATTGTGAACGTTTACAGGCACTTATTGTTGAAGAACTGGACCGTGAATTTAAAATGTTCTTGAAACATCGTGGTGTTATGGTAGAAAGTTCTCTATTCAATCTTAAGTTCAATACTCCTCAGAACTTTGGTAAGTTCCGTCAAGCAGAAGTAGACCAAGTAGCTATGAATGTATTCTCTGCTATTGAAGGCGCAGATTATATCAGTAAGCGTTTTGCTCTACAGCGTTTCTTAGGTCTAACAGAAGACGAAATTCTAGAAAACGAAAAGCTATGGCGTGAAGAAAGACAAGAAGTTGATTCATTAGCAGGTGCAGCAGACGGTATGAAAGATGTCGGAGCAGCCCCACCAGCAGATTTTGATGATCAAGACTTTGACTTTGACGAAACTGATGCCGATACTGAAGATGGTTCAGTTATTTCAGGTGAAGAAAACGCTGAAACTGAACAAGAAGTATAAATACTATTATGAGATACAGTGAATTAAAAGAAAACTATTCTCCTGACGAGGATGATGCAAACAAAATAGAATTGGACGATACACGTAAAGTTCGTCTAACTCTTAAGCACCTTTCCAAGTTAAGAAAGATTAGAGAGTACAGAAAATATCAGGAAAATATAAAATCTTCACAACTTAAAAAGCAGTATGGTGCTGCTGGCGGCGAAGGCGGAGAAATTCCTGATATTTGATATTAACTAGTATGTTATATCAACTGTAAGTGTACTAAATATCTCTACAACCAAAAAACGGCTGAAAAACAGCCGTTTTTTAATGTTTCCATATAAAACCTATATTTTATCTATAAATACTTTTGAAACAAGAGTGTTTCTACAATTTTGCCACATAATTCGTGGCTAAACTAAGATAAGGAGACTTATAATGTCAAGAAGTAAGTTAGAACAAGTGCTAGAACTTCTTATCAACGAGGAGCGTGAAGCAGCAGAAGAGCTACTACATGATTTTATCGTAGAGAACGCTCGTCAAATCCACGAAAAACTTCTAAACGAGAGTGACGAAGTTGTAGAAGAAGAACTTGAGGATCTGGACGAGTCAGAAGAAGAAGACCTAGACGAGTCAGAAGAGCTTGAAGAAGCTGAACTAGGCCTAGATGAAGAAGAAGATGAATCAGCAGAAGAATTAGAAGCGGATGCTGAAGAAATCGAATCTGAAGAAATCTATGACGAAGATGAAATGGATGATGAAGAAGCATTAGACGACCTAGAAATGGGCGATGATGAAGCGGATGAAGACATGGAAACACGTGTAGACGATCTAGAATCAGCACTAGCAGAGCTAGAAGCAGAGTTCGAAAAAATAATGTCAGGTGAAGGCGATGATGAAATGGACATGGAAGATGAAGAAGACGACATGGAAGAATCATTAGAGCTAGAACTAGAAGAAGCAGATGAAGAAGATTTAGAAGAGTCAGAAGAAGACTTAGAAGAATCATCAGAAGAAGAGCTAAACGAATACGTTGACGCAGTATCAGCTTCAGCAGGTGACAATGGCGACGGTGGTTCATCACCAGTCAATGCGAACCCAGCACGTCCAGGTGACGATTCAAACGCAGCACCAGTAAAAACACACGATGGTAACACAGCGGGTGGCAAAGGTGAAGCACCAAAAGATATGAATACAAAAAATGTAAATGTATCAGGTAACAAAAAAGCGCCAGCTATGTCAGGTCAAACTGCAAAGCCAGGTGATAATGGTGTGAATACAAAAGCAATCACATCATAATTTATTCATTTGGAGAAACCAATGACAGTTCTTATTGAGAGATTATCACACAATCAAGCAAACGTGAAATCACGTATTGTGGAAAGTGAAGATGGTGAAAAGAACATGTTCATGGAAGGCATCTTCGTCCAAGGCGGAGTGAAGAATGCTAACCAACGTGTTTATCCGGTATCTGAAATATCTAAGGCAGTGGAAAGTGTTCAGAAGAAAATTTCTGACGGTTTCCCAGTCTTAGGAGAATGTGACCACCCACCAGAATTAACAGTAAATGTTGATCGTGTTTCTCATATTATTGAAAACATGTGGATGGATGGACCAAACGGCTATGGTAAACTGAAAATTGTTCCTACGCCAATGGGCAACATTATCAGAACACTAATCGAGTCAGGCGCTACTTTGGGTGTCTCATCTCGTGGTTCTGGTGAAGTTGATGGCCAGGGTAATGTGAGTAATTTTGAGATTGTCACAGTAGACATCGTAGCACAGCCAAGCGCACCGGATGCGTATCCAAAGGCAATCTACGAAGGACTAATGAACATGCGTGGCGGCTTCCAAACATGGCAGCTGGCACAAGATGTAAAACATGACAAGGCTGCACAGAAGTACTTGTCAGAGGAAATAGTGAAGTTCATTCGTGAACTAAAACTTTAACAGGAGAAGCAACAATGGCAAACGAAATCCTTGCTAATCTTCTAGAGTCTGGCGCACTAAGCGAAGAAGCTGGTGCGGCAATTAAAGAGGCTATGGAAGCAAAACTAAATGAAGCAAGAGAGGAGATTACAGCCGAGTTGCGTGAAGAGTTCGCACAAAAATTTGAACATGACAAAGGTGTCATCGTTGAAGCTATGGATAATATGCTAAATGAAGCAATCCGTACTGAAATCGAAGAGTTCAAAACAGACCGTGAAGCTCTAATCGCAGAACGTGTTGCGTATAAGAAAGCAATTTCGGAACACGCAAAACTCCTTGAAAAATTCATTACTTCTCAACTTGCAAACGAAGTTAAAGAACTACGTGATGATCGTGCTAAAGTAGCAGAGAATTTAGATAAAACTAAAGAATTCGTTACAAAACAACTAGCACGTGAACTAGCAGAGTTCCACAACGACAAGCGTGAATTAGTAGAAACTAAAGTACGCATGGTAGCAGAAGGCAAAGAACTTCTTAATAAAACAAAAGAATCATTTGTCAAGCGTTCAGCAGAGTTAGTAGAAACAACAATTTCTAACGCTCTACGTTCAGAAATCGCAACGCTAAAAGAGGACATTCAAGCGGCTAAAGAAAATGAATTTGGTCGTAAACTGTTCGAAGCATTTGCGGGCGAATTCATGTCTTCACAATTAAATGAAGGCACTGAAGTAGCAAAAATGAACAAAAAGCTAGACGAGTCTGCAGAGAAAGTTGCAGAACTAGAAGCAATGATCGCTGAAAAGGAAGCAGAAATTACTGAAGCATCTCGTAAGCAGCGTGTAATGGAAGACAGAATGAACCGCAAAGCGGTAATGGATGATCTTCTAGCACCATTAGCTAACGAGAAACGCAGAGTAATGTCTGATCTACTTGAATCAGTAAAAACTTCAAACCTAAAAACTGCATTTAAGAAATATCTGCCAGCAGTTTTAAACGAAAATGTTACTGCTAAGGCAGAAACAAAAACAACTTTAACAGAAGGCAAAGTGACTGAACATACAGGTGATCGTGAATCAACAACTGAAGCACAATCAACTGGTGGCGATGCCGATATTGTCGTGCTAAAGAAATTAGCAGGACTGTAACTTATTAAAACAGGAGACTGAAAAGATGGAAAATCTTTTTGAAGGAAACAACTGGGACACAACACGTGAAGCACTACTAGAAGGTCTAGAAGGCACAAAGCGTGATGTTATGTCATCAGTACTAGAAAACACAAAAGTAGCACTAAACGAAAATGCTACAGCAGGTGCAACACAAGCAGGTAACATTGCAACACTAAACAAAGTGATTCTACCAGTTATCCGTCGTGTTATGCCAACAGTTATCGCAAACGAAATCATCGGCGTTCAGCCAATGACTGGCCCAGTTGGTCAGATCCACACACTACGTGTTCGTTACGCAGACAACGCAGGTACAACAACTGCAGGTTCAGAAGCACTATCACCATTTGATATCGCAAAGAACTACTCAGGTGACGGCTCAGCTGCACCTCTATCAACAGCAGCAATGGAAGGCGCAGCGGGTAACCGTATGTCAATCCAAGTTCTAAAGCAAACTGTTGAAGCGAAAACACGTAAGCTATCAGCACGTTGGACTTTTGAAGCGGCACAAGACGCTAACGCAATGCACGGTCTAGACATCGAAGCAGAAATCATGGCAGCACTAGCTATGGAAATCACTGCAGAGATCGACCAAGAGATCCTAGGTTCATTAGAAAATCTAGCAACATCAGGTGCAACATTCGACATGACACAAACCTTTACAGGTACTCCAACATTCGTTGGTGACAAGCATGCCGTACTAGCGACACTAATCAACCAACAAGCAAACCTAGTAGCACAGCGTACACGCCGTGGCGCAGCTAACTGGGCTGTTGTTTCACCAGCAGCACTAACAGTTCTACAATCTGCGACTACATCAGCATTCGCACGTACAACTGAAGGTACATTCGAAGCACCAACAAACACAAAATTCGTTGGTACACTAAATGGCACAATGCGCATTTACGTAAACACATACGCAGCAGACGATGCTCCAGTTCTACTAGGCTACAAAGGCCAAGGCGAAATCGACGCAGCAGCATTCTACTGCCCATACGTACCGCTAATGTCATCAGGTGTTGTGATTGATCCAGGCACATTCGAACCAGTAGTATCATTCATGACTCGTTACGGTTACGTTGAGCTAACAAACACTGCGTCATCACTAGGTAACGCAGCGGATTATGTTTCAAAAATCACAATCCCAGCAAACTCACTATCTTTCCTATAATATTAGGATTAATAGTTATTATAAGAAACCCGGGATTTATCCCGGGTTTTTTTATTGCTTGTAATAAAGATAAATAGACATATAATAAATTCTAAATGTGAGATTAAACTATGGCAGAACAAATTAAATTTGGTGATAGACTATTTCTTAGCGGAGATAAGGTTGTCGCACAACAAGACGTTCTTATTAATAGAGACCTTGTTGTTGAAGGCAACTTGGATGTTAATGGTAGTATAACAACTATTGACACTACAAATACATATATTTCAGATCCTATTGTTGAAATGAACCATCAATTCGAAGGTAGTCCAACAGATGATGTTGGATTTGAAGTTAATCGTGGAGATGAATTAAATGTATTTTGGTTGTGGGATGAAAGTATTGATAGCTGGAGTTCAAGAGGAACAGACCTAAAAGTACATAATTTTCACGCCACTGGAAATACCCAAATTAATGGAACTTTAGATGTTGATGGGCAGAGTACATTAGCAAGCGCCAATATAGAAGACCTCACAAATGATAGAATTGTACTTGCTGGTGTTGATGGCGAATTAGAAGATGACGCTAATTTTACAATGGATGGGACAACATTCAATATTGGATTAGGAAATTTTACAGTAGATATAGCTACAGGTGACACTTCAATCTCTGGTAACGTTGCTATCGGTGGCGATTTAGATATTGATGGTCAACTTACAGCAGCTTCATTGAATGTAGAAGATTTAACAAACAATAGAGTTGTGATAGTAGGTGTTGATGGTGAATTAGAGGATGATGCTAACTTTGTTTATGATGGTACTGGGCTAAACATTGGTTCAAGTAATTTCCTTGTACAAGCATCAAGCGGCGATATCTATAGCCGAGGCACCATACACACTGATGGGCAAGCAACATTTGCGAGTGCAAACGTAGAAGACTTAACAGATAATAGAATTGTAATCTCAGGAACACTAGGTGAACTAGAAGATGATGCTAACTTTACATTTGACGGAACGACATTTAATATAGGCCAAGGAAACTTCACAGTAGATGTAGCAACTGGAAATACAAACTCATCAGGTCAAAGTACATTGGCAAGTTTAAATGTTGAAGATTTAACAGACGATAGAATTGTAATTGCTGGTGCACTTGGTGAATTAGAGGATGATGCTAATTTTACGTTTAATGGTTCAAAATTTAATATAGGCTTAGGAAACTTCACAGTAGGGGTAGCAACTGGTAACACACAAGTTATTGGTGCACTAGACGTAGATTCACAATCTACATTAGCAAGTGTAAATGTTGAAGACTTAACAGATAATAGAATTGTAATAGTAGGCACTAACGGTGAGTTAGAAGATGATCCTAACTTTACAATGGATGGTGCACTATTCAATATTGGTCAGGGTAATATGACTGTTGATGTTCTATCTGGTAGAATTACATCACTTGGTCAAAGTACATTAGCGAGTGTAAATGTAGAAGACTTAACAGATAATAGAGTACTAATCGCAGGAACAAATGGCGAAATAGAAGATGACGCTAATTTAACATTTGATGGTAATACGTTACATGTAGGTCCGTTGATACCTGCTATGTCAGTTAATATCGGAACCTATGTAACAACTGTATTCGGAGAATTAGATGTAGATGGTCAAGCAAACCTAGCGAGTGCAGCAGTAGAAGATTTAACAGATAACAGAGTTGTTGTATCAGGTGTAGGCGGTGAACTAGAAGATGATGCCAACTTTACATTTGATGGTACTGCGCTAGATATCGGGCAAGGTAATTTTACAATTGATGTGGCTACAGGAAATACTGATATCTCAGGTAATCTTAACGTTCAAGGTACTCTAACAACATTGAATACTGAAACCATATTATTAGCTGATAACATAGTAACATTGAATAGTAATTATGTAGGATCATCACCTAACGAAAACGCAGGTATAGAAGTTAACAGAGGTACAGAAAGTAAAGTAGATGTACGTTGGAATGAAACAACTGATATATGGGAATTTACAAACGATGGTACAATTTATAGACCTATACCTCATACAACTGATGACTTGTTAGAAGGGGCAACCAACCTTTACTACTTAGATAGTAGAGCTAGACTTGCTATGAGTGTCACAGATACAGGCGGAGATGGATCATTGACATATGATAACACAACAGGTGTTATTACATATACTGGTCCATCAGCAATAGAAGTAAGAGCGCACATTTCACATGTGGATACAGGTGGTGATGGATCATTTACATATGATAGTAATACAGGTGTTATGACTTACACAGGCGCAAGCCACGCTGAAGCAATTGCACACTTTACTGATGGTAAAGGAATACAAATTACTGATGATGGTTCTGTTTCTACATTTGCGTTGGACTTTACAGAATTTAGTACAAGTGATGTAGTTGAAGATCCAGCTGCAACAACAACTTCTGGAACAATGTACTTTACAGAATCACGTTCACGTGAATCTATTTCGCATGTTGATGGCGGTGGTGATGGATCATTTACATATGACAATGTTACTGGTGTTATGACATACACAGGCCCGAGTGCTAATGAAACTAGGGCACACTTCTCAGCAACAACTGCGGCCGCGTCAACAACAACTTCATTAACATATGATAGTAATACTGGTACGTTTACCTATACACCATTAGATATAGCATCAGTAGAAACTACAACAAGTATATCTTTCAACAACGCAACAAATACTCTTTCATACATAGATGAAGACGGTGTTCAGACTGATATTGACTTGACTCTGTATTTGGATGATACTAATTTAGCAAGACTTACACAAGGTGTTTTAGATTCTAATACTGGTATTGCTACATTCACCCGTGATGATAATACTACGTTTACAGTAGATTTCAGTTCTTTATTGAATACAGATACATTTGTAGTTAGTGGTTCATTTGATACTACTACTGGAAATTTAACACTAACTAGAAATGATTCATCTACTGTTGTCACAAGTTTAGATGGAAGATATCTACAATCATTTACAGAAACAGATCCAATATTCTCAGCAAGTGATGCCGCAGGTATTACATCTACTGATATATCTAATTGGAATACAGCACATGGATGGGGAGATCATAGCACTGCTGGTTATCTAACGAGTTATACAGAAACAGATCCAATATTCTCAGCAAGTGAAGCGGCTAGTATTACAGCAACAGATACTACTAATTGGGATACAGCACATGGATGGGGAGATCATAGCACTGCTGGATATCTATCATCCACTATAACTACATCAGGTGAAGGTATTACTTGGAGTATGAATACAGATGGTGCGAGTATCAAATTCTATAATACAAGTGATGGTGATACAGACAGTAGATTAGAATTTAGTACAAATGACAACAATGACGAATACTTCCGTTGGACACACGCACCAAGCGGAGGAACAGTATATGAAAGTATGCGATTAGTTCCAAATAGTGACGGTGATGCAAGACTTACACTAAGCGGTGATTTAGTAGTAAATGCATCACAGTCAGTAGATCCAGTAGCAACATTTACGGGTACATCATCAACTACCGATAATCCAATTATAGTAGCTGCTACAAATTCAGATAACAGAGACCCTTGGATTAAACTAGTAAGACCAACTACAACAAGCGGTGCAGACTTAGTAATCCGAGGTGGCGTAGGCAGTGATTGGTTATCTATACATCATATTTCTTCTGGTGCAGATAGCCAACTTGTAGTACATAGTAATGGAAATGTTGGTGTGGGTACTGGTACAACTACCGTACCAGCAGAAAAACTACATGTTGGTGGTAATATAGTTGCAACTGGTGATATTACTGCATTCTATTCAGATGAAAGACTAAAAGATTTTAGTGGAAAAATAGATAACGCACTTGAAAAGGTAAGCATGTTAAATGGTTATTACTATACAGGTAATGAGGTAGCCGCTGAGTTAGGTTATGATACAGAAACTAGACAAGTAGGTGTTAGCGCACAAGAAGTAGAATCAGTACTACCTGAGGTTGTTAAAACTGCACCTATAAGTTTAGATGGTGAAACTGATTATAAAACTGTTCAATATGAAAAACTAGTTCCTCTGTTAATTGAATCAATAAAAGAATTGAAAGCAGAAATTGAAGAACTAAAAAGAAAAAGTTAATCGTAGAAAAAGTTTTTAAGAGTATTCAACAAGGAGGGTTCGCTCTCCTTGTTTTCGTTTACCCAGTCTGGAAATCTTTGAAATAACTTTTTCCATTGATGTAGTTGTTCATAAGTATCAAATACTCTTCTAGCATATTCACTGCTGTTTGGTATTGATTGCCCACTTGTTATTCGTTTAAGTTGTTCTTTACATTTTTCTAAGTCTTCAATATCTTTGTCAATAGCAAGTATGATGTTTTCAAAATCTGAAACATTAGAAAACTTATTCATTAAAAACTTATGATGTTCTTTTTTAGTTTTACCATCATATAGAAACATAATCTCTTGTAAATCATAATATAATGCTTTTACAGGATTTATACTTTCACGGTATCTTTCCATAACTTCTGGTATTATAAATGACTTGTCTAGTGTGCTTAAATTTTCTAAAACACTTGAAGCAACTATATTAGATTTTTGTCTTTGTGATGTTATACTTTTTCTGAATTTAGATTTGATTTTTTTAACAACCGCATCTATAACAACTTTTTCATCATGTGTTAGATTTGTTTTTAAAAACTCAATATGTCCTGGAGTTGTGTTATTGATAGCCATACTTAGACTGTCTGAGACTTTACCAGTCTTCAAGTATTCTTTACATTCCTTGAGAAATTTCTGTTTCTTAAAATCAATTATATGCAATAACTTCTCCCACTATAATTATTTATAGTGAGGATAGTATGGATTTAAGCAGAGTTAACTTTTTCTTTTTGAATAATGTTCTCTTTGCTCCAGGATGTAATGGTTTTGGAAAGTAGTTACAATCAAGCCAAGCATAACCTCCACTTTCTTCATTTATTATAGGAACAAATTCTTCTTCTACTACCACTATGAATGTGTAATAACTAAACGATTTATCTCTTGCGTGGTATTGGTCTAATGGAAAAACTTTAATAACATCTTTTTCTACATCTAGTTTTATTTCTTCTTCTAGTTCTCTTAGTAAACCCTGAGAAACATTTTCATTTGGTTCTATTTTACCTCCCCAAAAACTCCAGTTTCTAGGATACGAACTATTTAAAGAGCGATGTTGTAATAAAATTCGTTTTGTATTTTTTGCTATTATACAAGCGCCTGCGGCTTTAATCATTTTTAACCTATTAGTTCTAGTCGCCAGTATCCACTTTCATAGATACCTTGGAATGTGTCTTCCCATTCATTATCGACAAGTTTGAATTGCTGTGATGTGAATGCGTTTGTTACATAATGCGTCACTCCAGTGACACTCGCATCTAAACTAACAACCCAGTTACTTCCATTATACTCTATAATATCATTTTTAGCAATATCAATTCCCCATACTGAACTTGAATCAGCATCATTTAGACATAGATATCTTTGCCCAACCGCTGGGAACGGAACGCCGCTAAATCCAGGTTTTGCTGCAGCAGGATCAATTATTCTGTCTACTGCTGGAAGTGTGTTGTTGGGTAAAGTATCAACATCTACTGCTAAAATTAATTTACCTGGATCACTAGACCTTGATAATGTCCCAACAACATCTTCATCTAAGTTATCCAGTTCACCGTGATATTTTAATCTCATACGAGAAATGCCTTCGTGTAACTCTCCGTAGTTTTCTAGTACTTCATCCCAAGTCGTGTTATTATCCCAGTTTCCATTTTCTAAAACTTTTACTGTAAATGTTCCATTTTCATTTTCTACATTCACAGCATAGTTACCAGGAGTGACAACTATACTAGTTTGTTTTTCTAAATCTCTAAAGAATTCAAATGCGTCTGGATCATAATCTAGCGTATCTAAATCATTGTATTGATATAAATTATGAATTATGTTTCTAATAACATTCTGTCTTGTTACTTGCGCCGGCGGGTTGATCCAAATTGGTATTTGAAAGAACATACTTGCTATGTCAATTTGATCCTCGATACCTGCTGGAATTGCTCTACTAGTCCATTGAATATCAGTTAGTTCGACTGTGGTAATAGTTGTCCAGTCAATAGGGTTATCGTTTTGTTGGATTTCCAGTGCTGGATTGAACAGAACTAATATCTGTTCAAGTAGTTGTAGTTTTTGATCTGTGTTACTTGTCCAAACATCAACCTGCATATTCAAAAGATACGGTACTGGCATAAGTCTGCCTACGTTATATCTGTTGCCGCCTTCGTCTGTATATGCGTTTATTTCCTCATTCCACTTTCTTTCATTTACTTTCACTTTATCAGTAAAGAATGGTTCTTGTACTCTGGCTCTATCTGGTTGTAGACTTTGTACATAACATGCGATAAATGGTGCTGAGTTAACAATGTTCTCAGAGTTACCTTTAAGAATTGTAGCAGCCATACGAGATACATCACCGTAACGTGCTGGGACTTTTATGTAATAGTCACTAGTTCCATCACTTAACTTTTTTCCAGTCTTTACGTTGAAACCACTGAATATACGAATGAACTGAAGAATGTATCTTCTTACTTGTTCATCATAGAAGTGTAACTGTCTTAAGTCTGCCATTATTAATCTACCTTAGGTTTTATTGCTTTTGACAAGTTTATTCTTGAGGTTAATTCTGTTCCATCATCTAGTGTTACTATACCATCATTGTTGATAAATTGATGATGTAGATAGTTACCAACTTGCCATGAACCATCGTCATCTTCAATCTTGTACCATTTGTTATCACGGTATTGGAATAGTCTGTTTGGTGAATAGTCTGTTCTTAAGAAGTAAGCATTATCGTCTGGTGTTTGTGGAAACTGTGTTCCATTCTCAACTGTTGAGAAATCAACATCAGATGGATGTTCAGAATTTTCTACAGCATATACTAAGTTATTTTTTCTATAATCATAATATCTGCCTGGTACATTCTCTTGTGCTTCTTCTACAACTGCTTCATTGATTTGAAGTTCTTTATTATATGTAGAAAGTAAGTTTTTCAAATCATCAGCAGCTTCGCCAGTACCAAAGATATCTGAATACTCCTGTGTATCTTGTAGTTGCTTACAACGAACACGCCAGATATGAGGCCACCAACCTGGATCAAAACCTTCACTTGCTTTTGTTCCCTCTTGTACAACCCAATATTGATTTACTGCTGGAGCATCTTCATCAAGTAATAAATCTTCCCTCATATGAGGAAGCTCAATAACATCACCTGTCATAAGTTTGCGACCAATACGTTCTACCATATCATTTAAATGCATTGTAAAAATAGTTTGGTCTGTGCCAAGAAACATACCAAATTGAGACAAATCAAAATCTTGGTCTGTCACTGTATAAGCACCACGTAATTCATAAACTACAGTATCATAACGTCTATCACGGTTTTCCATAAACAGCAAGTCCTGAATAGGCGGGTTCGCTGGATCATAGTTTTCGTCATTTTCATCTACTGAGCCTATATATTTGTGAACTAACAAGGCAGTACCACCATGCTCATAGTGAGCTTTTACCATCTTATCGATGAATTTGTAGTCATTACCTTTACGTGGGTTCCATAAACTTAATCTTGGCATAATCTTTTTCCTTGACTTATAACTGTATTTATCTTATATTTAGGTAATGAACGGAGCGAATCAATGATATCAATTATTAGCGACGGTGTAATACAACATAGAAAAGTATTAGACAGTTTAACAGTAGCACAATTTAAATTATGGGCAACAAACCCAGAAAGATACCATAGAGGCAATGCCACTGATGGTAAGTATTATGGAGAACATGATGGTGAACGTGAATATGACGTATGGTGGACTACTCAACCACCAAAAGAAATGTGGGTACCAATTGTCTGGAAATTGAGTGAATCTATTGACAGATTTTTTAATGATAGATGGGATATTCATGTTGTAGATTGTATAACAACTCGTCCAAACTCCAGTAAAATTTATGCTCACATTGATACACCGTATCGTTTTGAAGAGTTTGCAGATAGGGATGAAACACTTGGTGTACAGATAATCGTTCCATTGGATAAGTTTACCTTAGAAAATGGTGGAACAGCATTTTTGCGTGGCTCTCATAAAGAAAAGATTAATTTTAGAGATTTAGAAGAAAATAGAGAATATTATAACAACAGATTGATTACAGAGGGCGAACAATTATTAGGTGATCCTGGTGATGTATTGATGTATGATGGTCGTACTTTACACTCTACTATGCCAAATAAATCTACAGAATTTAGAAGTGCGCTATTGATTAATGTATTGAAAGCTGATATAATACCACGTGTTCAGGAACTTGATTCTAATACAGATTTTGTAAAAACTTGACATTTTCGCTATTAAATGTATACTTAATTGTAAATAGCGAAAGAAGGAGTAGTAATGGCAGTGTTAAAGAAAAGAAAAAAAGCAGGTAAACCTAGACTACCAAAGTTTGCTGATGAAAAGTATACAGGTCCAGAACCAGACTGGACTAATGCGGATCGTATGTCTGCTCAACTGTATTACACTGAACGTAATAGAACTACATATTATTACAACTATTATTTTACTCCAAAAGAAGGTAAGCCTTGGGTTATTGATTGGATGAAAAATAATGGGTATTCTAAAGAACATATATCTGCTGTTAGAAATGTACCTGATGCATACATAGAAATGTCACTATGTTCTTATTGTAGAGCATTGACACGTGGCATGCCTGTAAATCATAAAGGTGTGAGCGACTATATCAAAACTCTTGCTGGTGTTAGTAGTAAGGCATTGGTGGATGCTGATGTCTATGTAAAAAATAAACTAGAAACTATTATTGAAATGGGGTTAGCAAAAAAAGAAGAGAAGAAGGAAGCTGAGGAACAAAAGAATGTTTTTCGTCCCAACATTCAACAGTTGCTACGTGAAAAAGCAGTTGAAATGGCAGAAGAGATTGACCAGTTTGTTGAAGACTTTGACTACAAACCAGCAACTCTTAAAAAGTTTGACCCTCTGAAACTTCTTCGTAAAGTAGAAGCCAAAGGAAATCATGCCAAACACATCAAATCATTCTATCAGTCTGTGTTTGAAGAGTATGACGAACTACTCAATCCTCCTAAGCGTATGTCCGACGAAAAGAAAGAAGATTACGAACAACTTAAAGAAGGCTATAATCACTTAAAGAAAGCAGATATCAAAGCAGCACATCAAATGTACCAAAGCATTTTGGATGCTTGTGATATGCTAGTACAAGAAAGTAAAGTAAATCGTACACCACGCAAAAAGAAACCAGTCAGTAAAGAAAAAATAGTTGCTAAAGTAAAGTACTGTCAACAGGATGCGGCTACAAAAAGCGTTTCACAAAAACCAATCGAGGTGCTTGATGCTTCGGCAGTTATGGTATATAATGTAAAAACAAGAAAACTTGGAATATACTATCCCGCTGAATATCAAACTTTAAGTTTTAAAGGTACAACTTTGATTGGATTTGATGAAAAGAAAAGTGTACAAAAAACAATGCGCAAACCAGCAGAACAGGTTTCACATTTTAAAAAGTTAGGTAAACGCTCTATTCAAAAAGAGTTTGACACAGTTAAAAGTGTTGAAACAAAAATGAATGGACGCTTCAATGAGCAAACATTGATATTAAGGATTTTATAGTTTCTGATAAATACTGTATATCGGAGACTACCAATGGCAACAAATAAAGTAAGAAATGACGTAATCAAAGAAATCAGACTGTTACTAGGTGACGGTATGATTGATATTGAACTTGATCCAGAACATTATGACGTAGCACTTGATGTTGCTATATCTAAAGTTCGTCAGCGTTCAGAAAACGCAACTGAAGAAGACTTCTATGCTATGGAATTCAAAGAAGACGTAGCAGAGTATACACTTCCTGATGAAATTATAGAAGTAAAACAGATTTGGCATCGTTCATTCGGACATGGTATTTCTGGTGGTGTTGATATGGATCCATTTGAATTAGCATATGCTAACTCGTACTTCTTTCTAAATAATCATATTGGTGGTATCGCAACATATGATTTCTTTGCTCAATACCGTGAATCATTAAATCGTGTAGCAGCAACAGAAATAAACTTTATTTGGAATCCTGTAACAAAGAAACTAAAACTTCTACGTAAAATGAGAGCAGACGAAACTGTTCTTATCCATGTACATTTAAATCGCAATGAAGATCAACTTATGCAGGACCCATATCTAAAGTCTTGGATTCGTGATTATTCATTAGCATACTGTAAGCGTATGTTAGGTGAAGCACGTGGTAAGTTCTCAGCACTACCTGGCGCACAAGGTGGTGTAACACTTAACGGTGCTGAAATGAAAGCAGAAGCAGACGCAATGATTGAAAAGCTAGAATTTGATCTACAGAACTTCACAGACGGTTCTGCTCCATTAGGATTTATTATAGGATAATGGAATTTGTACTAAAAGTAATTGTTAGTGGATTTCTTGTAGCTACTGTTAGTATGGTTGCCCAACGTAGTGCTACAATGGCTGCTTTGCTTATGGGTATACCTTTTACAGCATTACTAGCAATGTTTTTTATGTGGCATTCTGGAGTAGATGCTGAAACATTCTCTAAATTTTCTTTTGAAACTGTATATTTTGTCTTGACATCCCTCATATTTTTTGTTATATTCGGATTGACGATAGGATACTTGGGTTTCTGGTATTCAATGATACTAGGAGCTGGTGTTACTATCTTTATGTATAACATACTATTGAGGATTTTATGATAATTGGTATATGTGGACTAATAGGTTCTGGTAAAGGAACAGTAGCAGACATACTCGTAGACTATCACAACTTTCAAAAAATTAGTTTTGCTGATAAACTTAAAGACGGTGTAGCACAAGTCTTTGGTTGGGATCGTGCCTTGCTTGAAGGTGATACTGACCGTAGTAGATTGTGGCGTGAAAAAGTAGACGAATATTGGACTAAAGAAACTGGGCGTGAAATAACGCCTAGACTAGTTCTACAAGAGTTTGGTACTGACTGTATGCGTATGGGTTTCTACGACGGTATATGGGTCAGTCTAGTCAAGAAGCATATGCTAGATAATCCTCACGTCAACTATGTAATACCCGATGTTCGCTTTCCTAATGAAATGAAAATGATACGAGAACTTGAAGGAGAAGTTTGGCAAGTTCGTAGAGGAGAAAATCCTGAATGGTTCAGTTCAGCTATACTTGATAATACGACTGGATCAAAACTAATGTCAGGTTATGATGTACACGCCTCAGAATGGAAATGGGTTGATACAAATGATAAATTTGATAATATGTTGTACAATGACTCAACATTAGAAGCACTATATAGTCAAGTTGAACAAACATTGTCTATGTAGTTAATTCAAAACTGCTGTTTTTTCTGTTTTTTGCATAAATACTACTAATAAAAAGAAAATGTTTTTATAATAAGGAGAAACAGAATGGCGACATTAGTATCCCCAGGCGTATCGGTAATTGTCACTGATGAATCACAGTATGTATCAGCGTCACAAGGTACCCTACCGCTAGTTGTAGTAGCAACAGCGTCAAATAAAACAGATGCCTCAGGATCAGCAATAGCACCAGGTACAAAACCTGAAAACGCAGGAGTTGCTTATCTTGTTTCTTCACAGCGTGAACTAGTTGAAACTTTCGGAGAACCGAAGTTTTATGAAGTAGGTGGTTCGGTTGTGCAAGGGGCAGAGACAAGTGAATATGGTCTTCTAGCAGCATATCAATATCTAGGTGTTTCAAACAACGCTTATGTTATTCGTGCAGATATTGACTTATCACAATTAGAAGCATCTACAGAAGAGCCAGGTGGCGTCCTGGTTGACGGTACATACTGGCATGAGACAAGCGAAACAAAATTTGGTATGTTTGAATTTGATGGTAACGATTGGGTTGCTGTAACACCAGACGTTTTAGTTGACGCACCTGGCACAGGTCTAGTCGAATCTATGAACAGTTCAGGTTACGCAGCACCAGTTAACACGTATGGTTCAACAGGTGATTTCGCAGTAGTAACATCAACCGCAAAAGTTACATATTGGAAAAAAGTAGGAACATCTTGGGTTCTACTAGGTGACACTGGCGCATCGAACTTCCAGTTCAGTACATTTGCTCCAGGATCAGCATCCGCAGGTGATGTATATGTAAGATTGGCAAAACAAGGTGGTGGTTTAGATGTTAAACTATCAACATATAATGCTGTAGCAGGTGCATTCCAAGTGGTACAAGTTCCAGTTTACACAACAGACGATGAAGCAAGTAATGCGTCATTGGATAAAGTTGGGGACGTTTACCTAAGAAGAAATGCTTCTCTGGGTGTTATCGAACTACGTAGACACACAGGTGCTACAACAGTAGAATTAACAAGTGAAGTTGCTATCGCAGACACGACAAGCATCACATCAGTATTTTCTGTTAGTGGACATTCTTTAGCAGCAACATTTAACTTTTCAACGGCTACATTAGATTCTGTAATCGTTTCAATGCAGTCAAACGCAGCATTGAACGCAGCTAACGTGAAAGTTGAAAAAGTTGGTACAAACAAAATCAGATTTACACGAACAGACGGCAAATCAATCAGTGTTAATTTCACATCTGGTGCGGCAGACTTAGGATTTACATCATCTAATAGTCAATATGTATCAGCGTGGGAAGAACTATCATATGAGGCGGGCTCATCAGAACCAAAAGGTGAAGTAGCAGAAGGCACACTATGGTATAATGCTGATTTAGCAATGGAAATCATGCGCTGTGAATATGATGGCGTTGAACAAAAATGGGTATCATACGCATGGTCAGAAGACACAGATGGTCTATATGCTAATGAACTACAACTACGTTCAGCAAAACCAACATATCGTAAAAATGGCACATCATCATTAGTAGTTGGTGATATCTGGGTAGACTCAGATGCGATGCCATACCCAACAATTCATCGTTGGAACGGTGCTGAGTGGATCAAACTAGATAACGCAGACCAATCATCAACAAACGGTGTAGTATTTGGTAACTATTCAAATACAGCTCCATATGATGAATTCGGTAACGCACTATCACGCACAGAACACGAAAATACACCAAACGCAGAACTACACCCAGAAAATATCTTAATGGTAAATATGGACTATTCAACATATAACGTAAAACGTTATACAGATGGTGCTTGGGAATGGGTATCAGGTACAGAGTTGGACGGTGCCGGTAAGTTCGGTCCAAACGCACAACGTCATATGGTTGTAGAAGCAATGCAGGGTGCACTAGCATCTAACGAAGGAATTCGTGCTGAAGCAGTATTCTTCAATCTAATCGCAGCTCCAGGTTATCCTGAAATGATGGATGAAATGCTAGGACTAAACAAAGACAAAAAAGAAATCGCATTTGTCGTTGGTGATACACCACTAAGACTAGAAGGTACAACCACAGCAATCAAAGCATGGGCAGACGATAATACAGTTGCAGATGCTTATGCGGGTGTTTATTACCCACATGGTCTATCAACAGACTTATCAGGTAACGATGTTGTTATGCCAGCGTCATCAATTGCTCTACGCACAATCGCATTCTCAGACCAAGTATCATTCCCATGGTTTGCACCAGCGGGTCTGACACGTGGTGTTGTTTCAAACGCATCACAAGTTGGTTATGTAAATGACGAAGATGAATTTGTAAGAGTTAGACTAACAGAAGGTCAGCGTGATATTATGTATATGAACCGTATGAACCCAATCGCAGATATGCCTGGCACGGGCTTAGTAGTATTTGGTCAGAAAACAATGCAGTCATTTGCTTCAGCAATGGATCGTATCAACGTAGCAAGACTAGTAAACTACATGCGCTACAATCTGGATCAACTATCACGTGGTTTCTTATTCGAACAGAATGACAAAATCACACGTGACAACATCCGTGACGCAGTAGAGCGTTTCTGTGGTGGTCTAGTTTCAGAACGTGGTCTATATGACTTCTTGGTAGTTTGTGATGAATCAAACAACACACCAGCACGTATCGACAGAAACGAACTATGGGTAGATATCGCAATTCAGCCAGTTAAATCAGTTGAATTTATCTACATCCCACTACGTATTCGTAACACAGGAGAAGAACTATAATTTAGTTCAAAGACAATTAAACACAAGAAACCCCGCAAAAGCGGGGTTTTTTATTAACTACAACTTTAATTGATAACACACCTGATAAATACTTGTATAATTACAATAGTTTGCAAACTATATATTAGGAGACATAATTATGGCAAGAACATTAAGTAACTTTGGTGTACCATTAGACAGTGGTGATGCAGTAACCGGCTCAGGTATTCTTCAGCCAAAACTTAACTATCGTTTCCGTGTTCAAGTAGCAGGATTCGGTGGGCTATCAACACCAACACAAGAATTTACAAGACAAGTTATGAATGTAACTCGTCCGAAAGTAACACACGAAACAATCCCAGTAGACTCATATAATTCACGTATGTTTATGATGGGTAAACACACATGGGAACCAATCACAATCACACTACGTGATGATGTTGCTAACTCATTAACAAAACTAGTAGGTCGTCAAGTACAATCACAGTTAGATCACAAAAATCAAACAGGTCCTCTATCAGGAACAAACTACAAGTTCTCTACACTTATCGAAACACTAAACGGTAACACAGGTGACCCAATTGAACAGTGGCAATTAGAAGGCTGTTTTGTACAAAACGTTGACTATTCACAATCAGACTATGCAGTTTCAGATCCAGTAACAATCGCACTAACATTACAGTACGATAACGCAATCTTTACTGATGATGATATCATGCCAGGTCAAACATTCACTAACGATTCTGGTCTATTAGGATAATAGTTAGGATCTAGTTAATGGCTTCCAAAGTTAACAGAGAGCGCAAACCTGGTACAATTTTAGCTGACAGTAATCAGGCAAGGTATAAAGCCGGATTTGGAACCTATGGTTTCAATTCAGATGGTACAAGACCTGCTGTTACCAAAGCAGCTAAAATGTCAGACATGTGGTTTATTGAATTCACTAAACCAGGTGATAATAAAGCAAACGTATCAGAATTTGCCAAAGCTGTTTCGCCAATTAATGTTACATCTGAAACTGTAAGTGTTGACAAATACGGTAAAAGAGTACACATTCCAACATATGTGAACTTCAGTGAAGTCACAATACAGTTTTATGACAAAGTAGACGGCAGCGGTTTTACATTTGCGGGAGAAATATATAAAAATTTCTTTTCAAATGCAGAACTGTCTGCTGATGCTGATAATATTAGGGCGACAATAACACAAATAAACTCTGGAAGAAAATTTCCATCTAATTCAGAAGAAAGTGGGTTTTATAGAAGTTTTGAGAAAGTATCAGTATATCATTTCTTTGGTAATTTAGATGCTGGTGGGCAAGGAACTGTACAAAAAATAGATTTAGTGAATCCACTAGTTACAAACATTAGTTTTAGTGGAAGTGATTACAGTGATAGTAGTCTAAGAACAATTGATATTTCCCTACAACCAGAAAATGTTATATTTGGTACACCTACTGAAAATCCTGCTGTTCCGGAATGGATGAGTCAGGGTCTTGAATATATTATACAAGATTTAAATACGGACAACAGTCAATTTGTTACAGAAAAATTAAGGGAAACTTTGAACTTAAAGTTTGACAATCAATTACAGGGATTAGTTAATAAAAATGTAACAGATATAACTGGTGCTATTGATAATGACAATACAGCAAAGCAACAGCTACAGGAACTTAAAAAGTTAAGTAGCAGATTGAAATATTTAGAAAGTGATTCTGCTTCTACACCTGGTGAGAGACAAGAAGCATTAGAAGCGTTTTTAGAACAAAGACGAAACACTATGCCAATGAAAGCAGAGGCTCTTACTAACTTTAAAAGAAGTGATACGAGTAATACACCATATAGTAGTGATATATTATACCCAAATGTTGCTGATTTCCCAACAGCTAGAACACAAGCTGGTGGAACAGATAGATTTACATCAATAGACTTAGCAAATCTAGTAACAAATGAACTTATAACATCATTCTTAAATGGTAGAAGTATAAACATGGATAACATTACAAACGGTGTTGCTCGTGGTATACTAGGAAACACAGGTATAGGTACTCTAACAAACTTAGGTAGAACATCACAAAGTAAATTCGGTGTAGCAGGTGACTATGTTAGAGATAGTCTTATACGTTCTACGAGACTTGGTGTTCCAGCAGAGGGTTTAAAAACAACTACTATATCTAGTAGACCGGTTTCGCAACCAACTTCATCTACTCCTGACTTTGGAGATAAGGATTTAGATAAAGCAGGGTTACAGTTCAATCAAACATCACGTACTAATACACAAAATAATATACAAAACTTAAAAAACTTGACGAGGGGCATTAGATGAACATTGATATTTTAACAGCACAGCTTGTTAGAAAAGGCTTCTCACAAGAACGTGCTAAAGTTTTCGCTAATGAGATACTTACTATTGCAAGAGATTACGGTATTAATCCTTCAAATCTCATTGACCACGTTTCAGAAGATTTCAAACTAAATGATTTGGGATCGTTCATTATTAATAATGCTCTGCGTTTCGGTTATGTTACAGGAAAAATGCAAACTAGAGAACCGAATAAATATGTCGCAAGAGCAATTATTAAATGAAAAAATTTCATCAAGGTAAATACGAAATAAAAAATCCAAAAAAGTACGCAGGCGGCGGTTCCCCTACTTTTAGAAGTAGCTGGGAATATACCTTTATGTGTTTTTGTGACGACAATCCAAATGTTGTAGCATGGGCGAGTGAACCTGTAAAGATAACTTATCAGAATCCAATGACTGGAAAAGTTACGGCGTATGTTCCAGATTTTGTTATAACATATATAGATGCTACCGGTAAGAAACATGCTGAACTTATAGAAATAAAACCTAGTTCACAAACAAAACCAGAGTTTGCTAGAAAGCGAACTGACCAAGCTCAAGTTGCTATAAATTATGCTAAATGGGAAGCAGCAACACATTGGGCAAGAAAAAGAGGCATGCGTTTTAGAGTGTTAAATGAAGGTGACATTTACCAAAATACTAAACAGCCTAAAGCAAGAAAGCCGAGGAAAAAGAAATGACTAAGAAACTAGAAGAAACGTTCAACATAAAACCTATATGTAACGATGATGATGAAGTTGAAGAAACTCCATCAGTAGAAGTGTCGAAAGAATTGACCGAAATTTTGAATACAGAATTAGAAACAATTGATAAGATTGATTCTGCCCTACCAATGGTACAAGATTTAAATCAACATGATAGAGAAATGGATGAGATACATAGTAAAGCTCTTAATGCGTTTGAAGAGTTATTTTCTCTTGGAATGAATGTCGAGGTACACGCAGGTGCGAAACTAATGGAAACAGCTAATCAAATGTTAAAAACAGCAATGGAAGCAAAAGATTCTAAAGTTGATAGAAAACTTAAAATGATTAACCTTCAAATGCAAAAAGCACGATTAGAGCATCAAATAGATAAAGAAGAAAAGAAAAATACAAAAGACGAAGAGTTGGAAGGTGAAGGTTCAGTAATAATTGATAGAAATGAGCTACTAAAGAGAATAGCTAAAGTTAAAGATATTACTAACCCAGATAAATAAGATTATAAATTGGAGAAACCAATGAAAAGTTTTAGAGAATATTTAACAGAATCTACAAGAGAAAATAAACTATCTATTAGATTCGCAGCAGAAATGACTGAAGAGGATGTGAACCGTGTTGAACGTTTCCTAGGCAAGTATGACCTTATTTCTATGTCTAAGACATCTACAACACCTATTACAAAAAACCCTTTATTCTTTTCTGAGGAAGTAACAAATACAAAAGTTTCAAAAATAGATATCACTACTGGATATCCTGTATCAGCGGACATTTTACGTCAACAACTAGCAGACTTATTAGAAATGCATCTTACACATATTGCAGTTCATCCTGAAGGTTGGGAACCAACTGAAGAACCAGAAGAAGATGGAGATAGAGAAGCTCTGCTTGATTCTGAATATGATGATGAATCTGATAATGGTAAGAATTATGGACGTACATTCGTAGATAACTTTTTGAAGTCACTATCCAAACGTGATGAAGTAAAAGTTGAGAATGAACTAAGTGTCAAAGAAGAACGTGACTCTACTCCAGAGCAAATGGATACAGATGAAAAATCTAGTGACTCAGTAATTTCTGGAGATGAAAAATGAGTAAACATTACAACTTAACAGTAACAGATAAAAATGGTAAGTCTATTACTACGACTAACGTAAGTACAGAATACCCAGAAGAATTAGTTCGTCTGCTTACTCTGGCAGGTTCACAAGTGGAAGTAACGCCAGTAACTACAGATTGTGGTTGCGGTGCTGCACCTTGTGGGTGTGGTGGAGTAGAAGAAGATGTTGAATACAAACCAACACCAGCAAACGATGAACTAGACTTAGATGATTTTTCAAAGAAAACAGCTAATTCTATTTCTAAACAAAGAAAACAAATACAACCTTCACATGGTGATAATCCACTAGAATATTCAGTTAATGAAGAAGAAATCTATGATGCTCTAATGGCAGACGCACAAGAGTTCGGCTTAGTTGATGAATCATTCAGTGACCAAGTAAGAGACTTTGGAATGTTCTCAAAAGGCGGTAACGCACAAGTTCAAAACATGATCCAATATATTTTAAATGATTTTGATGATGCGGCAGAGAAAGCAACAAATAGTGAACGTGATTCACTACGCATGGATGCGTTTAGAAAACTATCAAATGAACTAGAAGCACTATCAGACGAAGATGGTTACGAAGAAGCAATGGACACAGAAGTACGTGAACGTGCTATTAAATACCTCGACCAAGGCATCATTCGTATTTTGGATATGCTTGATAAACAATAATATATAAAAATATGTAAATGAATTAAAGCGTCATAATTATTATGGCGCTTTTTTTATAAATACGGATAGAACATAATATGATTTAAAACTTTTTTTGGGAGATATCTACTATGGGTAAGTATAGAGGTTTGAATATTACAGGCGGACTTAACGCCAATTTTAGAAAAATTAAAGTACGTAAGACAGTTGATACTGAATCTTTAGAAGATAGAGGTACAATCGCAGAAGCAGCGTCAGACTTACCTACAAAAGGTGCTGGTCACAGACGTGGACGTGGCGCTCTTAAATCCCAACGACGAGCAGCACAAGGAGCTACTCGTGGATCAATTTCAATGGGTTGGATCACAGGTGATGATTCAAATGTTATCAGTACTCATGATTATGGTTATATCTTCCAAAATACACTATCAAATGACCAAGCAGCTTGGGAAACACGTAGAGCATTAGGTGTAGCAGCATCTATTGCCGATGAACAAAATGCAGTCGCCACAGCACCAGTTTATGCTACTGGTGTTTCTCTATATAACTCAACTGGTATTATCCCAGCTGGTACTCCACTAATTCTTAATGAAGATGGTACTGTTTCTGCAGTAGCTGGATCTGCTGGTGGCAGTGGACCATATACATATACAGCAGATACTAACTCACAGGAATGGGAAGTAGATGCTGATTATCAAAATCAATCTTATCCTGATCGTTGGGGAGAATCATGGAACAAGATAGCAACAAATGGTACTTATACTGTTATAGGGGATTCACTTTACGAAGAACTTGATAATGGTAACAAAACATATTCAGGCGGACATGCGTGGATTATTAGAAACTCAGACGGTGCTGTTATGAAATCATGGAACAGCGTTGTTGATGGAGATTCTCCAAATGATGCCACGTTAGTTTCTTTTGGCGGAACCACAACAGGCGGCGTAACTTACGCAAATAGTAAATATAACCAAGCAGCTTTTGGTAATGCTGTCGCAATTAATAACAATTATGCATTCGTTTCTGCAGGGTATATAGGAACTAATCAATTTGGTACTGATCCAAACTTTGGTAGAGGTGAACTATATGTGATATCTTTAGAAGATTTTAGTTTAGTTACAGTAATAGATAAATCAGCTGCCTACCCTGATAGTGGAAGTTGGAATGCAGCGGGTAGTACTAGTTGGGCGCAACAACAAATTATATTAGATGACAATACAATGGTAATCAGCGCCCCGCACGAAGACTCTCCGGATGGCACAACCAATACTAGTGAACAAGAGGGCGCAATATATGTATACGATATTTCGGGTGACCCTGCTAATTGGTCTACACCAATTATTAAACTAACTAATCCAATTCCAGATAATACTACAGATAGACCAACTACTTCAATTTGGTGGAATTTCGGAAATTCTATAGCTGTTGACTTTACAGCACAAAAAATGGTAGTAGAATGGGGTCAAATTAACAATGGTCACCATTCAGCAGTATATGATTTTTCATCTGGGTGGAGCAATACTCCTATTAATAGAAGAACAGTAGCGTTCCAAGCATATCCGGGCGGAAGTTTCACTAGTTTACAGGGTGACACATACTACTATTATACAACCGACACTTTAACTTTACACGCTGTAGATATAAGTCAAGCAGCAAGTGGAATTTATACGCCTATTTGGAGCAAACAATTCTTTGGAGGATCATACGCCGGCGGAGATTATATCAATGTAGTTTTGTATGATGAATCATACGCATATATATCAAATGTTGCTTATGATGATCCCACCTATTCAAATCAGGGACAAGTTTTAGTAGCAGATTTATCTAATAGTGGAAATGTTATTGATACTATTGATGCAAGACAAGGTAATATGACAAGCGAAAGATTTGGATATAGTATAAGTTTAGGAACAGGTGGGTCACTTATTGTGGCTGGTGAAAAATCTGCTTCGGTTGGACCAAATAATGAAAATTTATCAAGAATGTACTTGTATCAAGTTGGACCTGGAGCAGGCTCGACAAACCTAACAGATTCAAACTTTATTGGTTTCGCAAAAGATGGTTTCTCAGGTGCATCTCTTGGTAAGGTTATTTCTTTTGGTGGTATTGTTGATGGTTTTACTGGACTAACTGTGGGTGAAACATATTATGTACAGAATGATGGTTCTATTAGTTTAACCCCATCTGATGTCGCCGCAGGTCCGGCTGTAAGTACAACATCAATTCAAGTTCAAGCACCTGTAGTTAATTATTCATATGAAGGCTCCACTTACACATTAGGTGCAAAAAGTGGTACATTCTCTTCAGGCCCGTATACATCTGCTATAACACTTGACGGTAATACAGTTTTCCAAGGTTTCCCATATGAAATGTCTCCAAACGAAGAGTCTGGTGGACTTGAAATTTATACAAAAGATAGTGGCGGAAACTGGTCAGTTTTACAGACTATTCATCCTCCACTGGAAGGAGCAAATAACAGTTTCAAGTGGAGATTCGGTGCGACTGTAAGAGTTACAGACGATGGTAATAGAATGGTTACTATGAGAACAGGCGGGGTTTCAGGTTATAATCCAGGTAAGTTTTATGTTTACGACAAAAACGAAACATCAGGTCTATATGAACTTACAGCAAGTCATCAGCATTATTCAGATGCAGGCATGAATAACCAACGCTTTGATAAATCTACTGGATATAATGGTTTAGATATGTCACCTGATGGTACACTTATAATGATACATCATACAAAGTATATAAACTCATCATCAGGATATGAAAACTGGGCTATTGTGTACAGACAAGATGAAAACGGTGCGTATCAATATACCGATAAGATACAAATGCCAATTTATGGAAGCCGTGGTTCTATGAGCGGAGCTTCACAATGGTCACCTACTGATATGTCAACTAGTGGGCATTTTATAATGGGGTATCCAACTTGGAATAGTTTTGGTAAAGCAGCATACGCATACTATGATTTAGAAACAGGACAAACATACTCAGGTTTATTAGCAGCTAATAGCGGAACTGTAAACGCATTCGGTAAAGGTGTAGCAATGGCTGGTGACGGTTCAAATTGTGCTGTACTTGATCCAACCTGGCAGTATCAGTATGCTCAAGGTGTAGCGGGTGCTGTATTCATTTATGTATGGGATTCATCTACCAAAACATACTCATTTTCACAGCAATTAGCAGCAAATGATGAAAATCCGTCAGATGTTTTAAGACAGGCAGGTAGTATTTTATTTAACAGTGATGGATCGCAGTTATTCATTAAGAAAACCAACAGTATGCTTATATACACAAGGGATGAGAATGGAACATATGTTCTGTCAGAAGAGTTACCAAATAGTTTTGTATCAAATGGTTGGGGTACATTTAGTAGTTCAAGTGATATGGCGTGGTTGCTTTGTGGTGGTGGTACATTTGGTGTACACGGTGGTACATCTGGTTCTGCTGGACAAAGTTCTGGAAATCTACCAACATCTAACAGTAGTACATGGTATGGTGATCGTTATGTCGCTTCTGGTGGGCGTACATCATCTAAATATTCATCCATAGAATACATTGAAATTGCTACAGGTGGAAGTGCTACAGGAATGGGTAATATGCTGGAAGCAAAAGTATTTAACTCTTCTATCTCTGATAGCCAGAATTATTATACCATTGGTGGACAGACTGATGCATTTGGACATAGTAAACTAATAGAATATAAAGCATTTTCTTCTACAGCAAATTCATCTCAATATGGAGATCTGACTGGATTCTTTGCAATGGGTGCAGCAGGCTCTAATGGTGTGACGGGAATTTACGCACATCAATATGGTCTACTAGGCTCATATTTAACAGGTATGGACTGGATTGCACTAGGAGGCACATCTGGTAATTCAAGTAGTTTGGGCGATTTGTCTGTAGGGCGATCTACTGGCGCAGGTTGTGCTGATGCTACTTATTTTGTATTGGGCGGTGGTAATTATGATGGTGGGCCTTACGCTATTAATACTACAGAATATCTTACTATAGCTAACGGCGGCACCGCTACAGCAGGCGGCACATTATCATATGGGGCACAAGCTAATGGCGCAGCATCAAATTCTACTAAAGGAGTTTGGGCAGGCGGTTATAGTAACTCTTTAAATAGTGCGGTAAGTACCATGTCAGTTATGACGTTGGCAAACCCTTCTAATAATGCTACAACTCTTGGTAATTTATCTAACGCAGTACAGTATCCTGGATTATCATGTTCTTCGGACAAAGTTGTTCATTCAGGCGGCTATGGTAACAATTATGTTAATTCTATAGGTGTTGCCTCAATTGAGACTGGCGGTACAGCATCTAATATTGGTACATTGTCAGCGGCTAGAATGGGTGTAGGTGCAGCGACAGGCAATGCATCTTAACAAATAAAATTAAAAATCTTAAAAACAAGCCGCTGTCTTAAAGATAGCGGCTTTTTTGATAAATACAGTAAATACTAAAGCATTGGGAGACTTTAATGGGTACATATAGAGGTCTAAATTTATCAGGTGGTTTAAGAGCTAACTTTAGAAAAATTAAAGTAAAAAAGACTATTGATGAAATGGAAATTTCAGATAGAGGAGCTATTACAGGTACACCTAGCGATCTTACAACAAAAGGTGCTGGTCATAGACGTGGCCGTAATAATAATCAAAGACGTGGTGCACGTGGTGCTACAAGAGAAAGCGTGGATTATGGTTTTATTACTGGGGCAGATTCTAATATCGTACAAGAACATGATTATGGTACTGTAGTAGAAAATACCACATCATTGGCGTCGGCTGTATTTGAAACACGTAGAAGCCTAGGTCTCGCAGCCTCTATCGCAGAAGAAGAAACTGCGGTAGCTCCTGCTGCAGCAATGCCCGGTTCAGTATCACTTTACAATTCAACTGGTATTATCCCAGCCGGTACTCCACTAATTCTTAATGAAGATGGTACTGTTTCTGCTGTTACTGGTGGAATCGTAACTGGATCTTCGCTTGATATGTCAATATCTAAAAACGGTCAAATGAGGGCAGTCAAAGTAAGAGGTGATTATATTATCGTAGGGACAAGGATGACAAGTCCTGGAAAAGTTTATGTATTCAATAAAAGTGGCGAATTAGTACATGAAATTACTGGTCCTTCAGGATCATCATACCTGTTTGGTTGGGGAGTTGATGTAAATGATGATTATATAGCTGTAACAGACAGAGATGCCGACAAAGCGTATCTCTTTAATATGTCAGATGGTTCTCTGAGACATACATTATCTAGACCAAGTTCAAGCAACAACAATAACCCCATGTACTCAAACTCAGTGTCTTTACTTGGCGATAAAGTCGTAATCGGTTCATATCAAGAAAAAGATGGTTATGGGGCACGTATGTATAATTGTGTTAACGGATCATTAATTAGAGATTATGTAAGTACAAGCACTACCGCAAATCATCCTACTGGCGGCACTGAGTATCATTTTGGTAGATCAGTAGCAATGAATTCAACAAAGGTTTTTATTACCCATCCTGGCCATGATATACATGTATTCAGTCATAGCAGTGATAGTAGTATAGCTACGATTTCAGCTGGTGGTAGTGGTCAATTCTTAGATTGTGATGAAACATATCTAACTCTTAGTACCTATGCATACCCAAGTCAAGTTGCAGTATACGATGTTTCAACACTTAATCTTATTAGGACTATAACAGTTCCTAATGGCATTCCTGAATTTGGTTGGGGCGCCCAAATTTCTGGAAATTATATTGTAGTTAGTACTTATAATCGAGGATATGTTTATGTGTTTGATATTACAACAGGTAATCATTTAGCTACATTAGAAAGTCCGGATGGCGATACCACATATCCTGGTACAAATTTTGGTATGGCAAACACAATGGGTACCGCAAGTGTTGGTATAGGCGATAATGGAGATGGTAGTGCCATAGTTGCCGTATCTCATACTAATCATCCGGATGGTCCTAAATTACACTTGTATACAGTTGGTGATATATCAACAACTAACTTAACCGCAGATAATTATATTGGATTTGCTGGTTCAGAGTTTTCCTATGATGGTGCATTAGGCCAAGTTATCACAGGGGGCGGAGTGGTCACCGGATTAAGTGGTTTGGTAGTTGACGCAGATTACTATGTTCAAAATGATGGATCAATAGGCACAACTGTAACAGATGTCTTTGCTGGTACGGCAACATCCCCTACTACATTAGAACTACCAAGTCCAACTAGTTGGTATGGTGACAGGGGAATAGCAGTATTTGGTAGTGGTGGAACAGCAATTGAATACTTTAATATACCAACTCCATCAGCAACATCTACTACTTTTGGTAATTTAACATCTATTAGAAGATTTCCAGCAACTGGATCAAACGGAACATACGGAGTTGCTGTTGCAGGTTATAATCAGGCACTAGATGATATTGATTATTTTGCAATTGCCACACCGGGGGCTGCTAGTAGCTTTGGATTAACGACTCGTAATATTGGTTATACTTGGGGATCATCCGATGGAACTACTATGTTTTATGGATCAGGCGGCGCCGATGGAGGCGGTGTTCAGTTAGAACATATTACTATTGGTACTAGCGGAACAGCAACACAGTTTATAAGTGCCACATCTTCAACTAACTTTGGCTATGGAATTTCTAACGCAAACAAAACGCTGATTAATGGGTTAACAACTACTAGGACACAAATTTCGTACTTTAATAATTTAACAGCAACAATAGCAGAAGATTGGGGCGACCTAGTAGTTACTACGCACTGGGATAGAGTAGGTGCATCTAATGAAACATACGGACTTTACGCAGGTGGTAACAAAGGTAGTACATGGGCTCATCAAAGAACAAATGCAATTGATTATGTTGCTATAGATACGCTAGGACAGGCAGGGTCATTTGGGACACTATCTGAAACAAAAAATAACATGTGTACTTCTAGCAATGGAACATTGGCAGCATTCGCAGGAGGACAAAGATCATCTTCAACTGACACAAGAACAATTGAATATGTTAATATAGGAACTTCGGGTACTGCTTCTGATTGGGGAGACTTAATTGGGATATTCACTGAGGGTAGACCAGGTAACGGACAGATTGCAGGTAACGCCGCATAAGTTTTAAGATAAGTTTATACATAACACATAATTGATAAATACATTTAATAAATTAAAGTATTTTTTAGGAGAGATACATGGCAGCATATGCAATTCAGTTTAGACGAGGTACTACGCTTGAACATAGTGCATTCACCGGCGAAGTAGGTGAAGT